CAAACAAAGAGAAGATTGAAGATTGGGTAGATAACTACTTCCTACAATGTACTGCCTATGCAACAATGTATGAGGAGCTATTCGGTAAACCGATAGAACAAATCGTTGTACTTATTGCTGGTGAAGATGGTTCAATGCAAGAATGGATTAAGAATCCTAAAGATTATTTACCTGAACTACAAAAAAGCATACAGACCTTTTATAAATATTATGAAGGCGTAAACGCTTTAAGAAAATAGAAGAACAGAAGTCAAATAATTTTTAGTTACCAAAGTGAGTTGTTTCTGTCTATCAGAAAGGATAGATGAAAATATTTCACAATCCCACAGAAAAGTGGATGATAATTATACTGGTTTCAGTACTATTATTACTAGGACTTTCGTCAGCAAAAGCTGACCATAAAGAGAATATATTTTTTCAAACAACAGCGCCAATATTATGTGCTCCTTATAACGCAATGACGAAATGGTTGCAACATAATGAGTTTGAAATAGTGTCTGTTGGATTTGGAAGAGCAGGTGGAGTTGCAGAAGGCGAACCTGTATATATGGTACAAGGTTATTTGAAAAAAGGAACAGACATATTTGTTTCTAGTGTAGAAACGCCAGAAGGCGTAGATAAGTGTTTAATGTACAACTTATTTGACTATAAACGAGTAGAGGATTTAGTAAAAGAATAAAGGAATTATGAAAACAATTGGAATATTTTTGATTGCATTATTTCTATTATCTGGTTGTGGCATTAAAACTCCAAGTGTAAAACTTGGAAAGAAATGTGTTATAAAAGGTGATGAAGTAGTTTATTCATATGTATGGATACACGATAAAGACAGAACCTTACAAGCCAATAAAGAAACTTGCGAACAGATTGAAAAGAATTAGTCGTTGAAAGTGTTGTAATAACTGGAGAAGACTTGGGTGCAATTCCCAACACCTCCACCAATCACTTTAAACACATACCATTGGTGTGTGCTTATGGGGGGTGATAGAGGTTCGATTCACAGATGAAAGAACATTGGAGATTAATAGTTGGAGAACTTAAAACTCAATTTTAAATGGCAACTTAAATTTTGCCCTTGCTGCCTAGTTAATAGGTAACGGAGTTGGTATGTACTTGGCAACAGAAACATACCATAATAAACCACAAGTAGGACACACTAAAATGTTAAAAGAAACAATTTTTATGATAGTAGCAGTTTTAATAGCTTCTGGAGAACCAGAAGAAATTAGAACTCATCCATTTTACAAGTTTGAAACACTAGAAGATTGTACTTCATTTGTACAATACAATTATCAAGGATTATATACTGGATTATTAGCGACTTTAGCAAATGAAGGTAGTAATAAGATGATTAAAGAAATAGCGTGTGGTGAATACGATACAGACCCAACAACAGCGACACAAGCAAGTATAAACTATAACTAGGTGCTTGACTTTATGTTGAGTCAATGATATAGTAGTACTATGAATTCAAAACAATTTAGTTTAGAAATAGAAACTTACAAAAAAGAACACAAAGGTATCTCCTATATGGAGGCAATTTGTGGGTATTGTGAAGAACGAAGTATTGATACTGCTACCGTTGGACCTTTATGCAATAAAGCATTAAAAGAGAAGGTCGCATTAGAATGTCAGAAACTTAATCTATTACCTAAAACTTCGGAGTTACCTGTATGACGCAGATGGAAGTATCTTTCGTAGATAAAATGGGAAGTGACCTTTCAGTAGTAAATGCTGCTAGAGTATCTTTCGCAAAAGTTAAAAATGCTTTAGACGCTAAAGATGAGAAGTTAATTAAGTACTTGGCACTATGGGGACATTGGTCACCTTTTGCTCACGCTACATTATCATTTAGAATTAAAGCACCTATCTTTGTTGCAAGACAACTAGTTAAACATCAAGTTGGTTTAAGTTGGAACGAAGTTAGTAGAAGATATGTAGATGACAATCCAGAATTTTATATGATAGATGAGTGGAGAAGTAGACCAGATAAATCTATTAAACAAGGTTCAGGTGATAAACTTATAAAATTTGATATTACCGAAGCAATAGATGTTGCAAAAGGAACTTACAATTATATGTTAGAGGAAGGTATTGCACCTGAAATGGCTCGTATGATACTACCTCAAAATATGATGACCGAGTGGATATGGTCGGGTAGTGTATATGCTTTTAGTAGAGTATGTAATCAAAGAATTAAACCAAATGCACAACGAGAAACAGGAGAAGTTGCAGAAGAAATAGTCAAAGTAATGGAAGAACACTTTCCACTTTGTACTAAATATTTAATAGACAGACCAAGAGTACTTTAAGATGTATGGCGGATTTGAAGTTTTTAAAATATGGTTGGCAGTAAAACTACATTTTACTACCAAGACTTATGATTACTTTACTTACGGTGGGAAAGTTAATTGCAAATTAGAAACATTTACAAAACGAAATGATAGATACTTCTTTCATAAACTATCTAAAAAATATGACGCTGAGCAAGTGCTTGATTTCTTTGTTGCGAACTTTTTGGTCAGCGATAAAGCGTGGATTGGAAATCTTGCCAAGCAAGACGGGACAGATAACTACAATTCTCATAGAGCTTATACAGATAGTTTTAGTTATAATTTTAGGAGTGAGTGTCGTGTTATTAGGAACTCTATGGATTCTAACAACATTACTTTTGACGATTTGTTTTCAGTTGATAGAGGACAACATCCACCGTTTTTTAAACTTCTATCATCTAAAAATGTCAGTTATCAGACTTTTTGCGTTTTTGAGAACTTCCTTGGTTTCATTAAAAATTGGGATAAAAACATTGCTGAAAATGTAGTTTGGCCTGTGTATAGTAAGAGAATAAAGAAATATCTCCCTTTTATACGATATAATAGAACGCAGATGAAGTTGATAATGAAAGAAGAATTAGTATAATACTGGCTGCTTGACAAACCTGGTGGAAAGTGTTATATTATACATAATGGTATAAAAGTATTATAAATACTATTATTGATATACGATTTATATTATGATACTTAAATACGAAAATACAAATACGAAATACATACAAAGGAGAAAATTATGGATTTTGAAACATTAAAAGATAGTCAAAAGAACTTTGACAAACTTTCAAAACAGATAGAAGCGAACCTCAATCCTGAGGATGCTTCCAAATCAAAAAACAAGTACCAAGACGATAGATTGTGGAAACCTGAACTAGATAAAACTGGTAATGGTTATGCAGTTATTCGTTTTCTACCTGCTACTAAAACCGAAGAAATGCCGTGGGCAAGAGTTTGGTCACACGCATTCCAAGGACCAGGTGGTTGGTATATTGAGAACTCTTTAACTACATTGGGTCAGAAGGATCCTGTTAGTGAAGAAAATACAAGACTATGGAACACAGGTGTTGATAGTGATAAAGAAATTGCTCGTAAGAGAAAAAGAAAATTATCATACTACTCAAACATCTATGTTGTGTCAGACGCCAAACATCCAGAAAACGAAGGCAAAGTATTCTTATTCAAATTTGGTAAGAAAATCTTTAATAAGATTACAGAAGCAATGTCGCCAGCGTTTGAAGATGAAAAACCAATTAACCCATTTGACTTTTGGTCAGGTGCTAACTTCAAATTGAAGATTAGAAAAGTTGATGGTTTTTGGAACTACGACAAATCAGAATTTGAGGCAGTTAGTCCACTTGGAACTGACGATGTTAAAATCAAAGAAATTTGGTCTAAACAATATCCTCTTAAACCATTCCTTGAAACTAGCAACTTTAAATCATATGACGATTTAAAAGAGAAATTAAATCGTGTGATTGCTGGTTCAAAGAATACCGAAACTGCTAGTGAGATAGACCTCCCACCTTCTACTGGCAACGCAGTTAAAACTGCTTCGGTACAAAGTAATGAGGCGTCTAAAAGCGTTGGTGATGAGGATGATACCTTATCATATTTTTCAAAACTCGCTGAAGACGAATAATCTCTCTCTTTCCTACATTACTTTTAAAACAAAGGGGACCTTTCTGGTCCCCTTTGTCCTTTCTACCATATAAATATAAGCGTTATGGCAATATCAATATTAGAACCACTAGTACAGAAACAAGGAGACACTAGAAAATCTGGTGCCTGGTACCGACAAGCAGTTGGTTCAATAGCTGATAAGGCAAGAGCTGGTGTATTGATGAGAAAAGGTCAGTTATTAGGCAGACCTTCTGGTGGTAGATTAAACTTATTCTTTTACGACCCGAAATTTAAAAAGACTTTACCTTATTACGACACATTTCCATTAGTACTACCTTTAGACACCTTTCCTGGTGGTTTTATAGGTATGAACTTTCACTACTTGCCACCTGGATTACGATTTAACTTATTACGAAGACTTGATAAGTTTTTGACAGGTAAGACATTGGGTAGAGGTAGTAGATACAATGTATCATACGATTCTGTAAAAAACTTACCAGCAGTTAAACCTACACTACATAAATATCTGTATAGTCATATCAGAAGTCAATTTTTGAGAATAGACGCAACAGAAGCGGCATTGGCAGTCTACTTGCCAGTACAG